GTGCTGCCGCTGGCGGACAACCAAGTTTTGCTCAAGTAGCACTGGGAGGATCTATCAACTGGGGTGGTGTACCTAGCTCAACAACCACTGCCACAGTGCAAGGAGCATTGACCACCACCATCACAGCCAGAGGTTTTGCCACAGTCACACAGACCGTGACTGCTATAGCACTACCTACCGGCATAGATATTTCAGGACTTGCAGTCAGCAGTGCTAGAACTGATTTTTATATTTTAAACAGTGCTTACGATTTGATCACAGCAACTCCTTTGAGAGTTGGTGATGGTGTTTTCCTAACTAGTAGAGTAACCGGCGGACAGACCATTGCCAGTATAACCAGAGCTTATCTAGGCACTGCCTATACAAGAATTGTAATGACAGCGGTGGCCAATTCCAGCAGTCCTATAAATGTCAATCAAACCATAACCATAACCAACAGTATTTCTGTTAGCTATTCTAGGGCGTTTTTGGCGGGAAGAACAGATTTCTTGATAACAAATACCGATGCAACCACTTCTAATGTGTTGGCAGGCGACTCACTGAGTGCTACAACATATGTGATCGGTGGCCAAACTGCAAGCAGTGTGACTTCATCCTATGCCACAGTGAGTGGTGTAGCTTATACAAGAATCATAATGAACACCGCTGCCAACGCCTCTATTGGTGCTAACACCAACGTGTCGACCACAGTCACTGCTGTGGGTACCACAGCAACTTATACAGGCACAAACTTTTTGTTCTTTACCAACGCTACCTGGAATGCTTCAGGAGCCAGCGTGAGCACACGAGTGGCCACATCATTTACTCAATTTTCAGCGGGAACATCTGTATCTGCTGTGACCACACGTAGACTAGGTGCTACCACAGTGATTAGAGTTTCGTTCACGCAGAACTTGAACACTCCAGTGGCAGCAGCAGCCACAGTGACATTCCAGTTTGGAGATCCGCAGTTTGCGCTGCCAGGTGAACAGGTGTTTTCATTCGTGGCAAATCCAGGTAATACCACAGAACTGAGTTTGCTGGAATTGAAAGAGTTGACCACAACAGCAATTGGTGGACGAGGTGCGTTCCCTAATGGACCAGATGTGCTGGCTATCAATGTCTATAAGGTATCGGGTACGGCAACTCCTGCTTCACTTATTCTGCGTTGGGGTGAAGCTCAGGCATAATTGACGTTGATCGGTAGTTGGCAAGTTTCTGTTCTAACTGAGATTTGATTTTTATCAATTCTTGTCTTAGTTCAGAAACTTCAGAATTTATTTTGCCGTTAATAAACATCTGTTCATGGCATCGATCAATGTAGATCACTGTATTCTTGAATTCTGCAAGCAGCTTGTTCAACTCGTCTTGTTTTTCAGTATCTGAAATGTCTGTGATCTTTTTTTGAAAATTAGAATAATCTTCTTTGAAACGTTGACTATTTTGTATTTTTAGCATCATTTTCTAGCACCAGTATAGTATCAATTTTAGCTCTAATCAGCTGATTGTTCAATGTGGTCTTTAAGCCACCATGCAGATTCTTAGGGAGACAATCAACGTTTGCCCAACAGATTGTGTCACTTGCATCCGTTAAAAATTCTAGATCAGTGAGGCACACATATGTGCCGTATTCGAATCCTCGATCTTCAGAAAGATACAGTTCAATGGGCAGTATCCTACCAACAGCGTACCTAGACATCAACTGTTCAGCATCTTCCAACAGTGTTGAATTTCTAGGAAATGTGGGCACAGTCCATTTTTGATCTTCAAGGATCAGTAAGATTCTGCTAGTGGTTCTAGCAAGAAAAAGCAGTCCGGCACGTTGTTGCATCTTGTACTTATACAGGATCTAGATCAAGCCTCCAGTATCCTGATGCATACTCACCCTCAAAACTCTTCATCCATTGCCCATCGCTGCCCCAGCGATACTGTACTCCAGTTTTTAAATTTTGGAACAGTAGACTGATCCTGTCAAATTTATCATTGCTTTCTGGAATATCTGTGTTTTCAATCTGAGTGATGTTCACATTGGCCTTGTAGGCCACACCATCGTAGATCACAATCTGATTCACAGCATAGGCTATAAGTGCCGCAGTTGAAGGACTAGGAGTAGATACCACCCATTCTGGCATGAGATTAATCCAAGCTGTGCCACTCCATTCATTGATAGAGTTAGCTATGATCACAGGATCGCTACCGTTGAGATTTTTCCAACCATCTGGACCGTCGTAGTTGAATGTGGGATTGAATGGTGGAGTATCAACCTGTGTGCCCACGTTTGAACTGGTGTTGACATCATCTAACACCAAGTATCTTGTGCCCGCTACCAATGGTTGATCTGTAGTTTCTTTGTTGGGACGCTTGGGATTAAACTTGTAGGGATCCACTATGGCGTCTATAGTGGTTCTACCACTGGGGTACACCGAACTTACCATCACAGTGTTAGACGGCTTGTCCTCTAGATTTACCAACAGTAGAGTGGGGTCGATCTCGTTGACCACAAACGTGCCGCCCAGTTCATTGCCATCTGCTTGTAAGAAAAATATTTTGCTGATGCCATTGATATAGCCACCATACAGCCCAATAATGGTATTCCAATTGATAGGATCACTGGTTTTAGTTGGTGGTTCAAGTCCGTTGGCCAGCAAGACTTCATTGGGCGCTACTATGGATACATCATAATCATTGGCTTGATTGTTGTTGCTCTTCAGCAACAGCACTCTAAAATTGCCAGTTACATTTCTGGTATGTATCATATTCCCTACACCTGCGTAGATCAAATCATCAAGTCCCAGTATGTCGCCGGCCTGGCCAAAAACATTTGCAACGATATTTCTAATCACACCAAGTTTTTTCACTTTGGTTGGCGGTGAAATGTATATGGGCATTTTAAATTCCATTGAGCAGATGTCAATCTCACTATCGCCCGCTTGTGGGATAGTTCTAGAACTGAAATTTAAAGTAGACAGATCAATCACACTTAGACTGGTCCAGTCGATGTAGTTGTCTGTGGTTTGTATTTCTAGGCTAGGATTGAACAAAACCAAAATCTGTTCCATTAGTTGTAGTTTTTGATCAGTGTTTGAAGTCCATATATCCGCTTTCATTGACAGCTTGAAAGGAGTAGGCATCAGTCTTTCCACTGTGTATCCTGCTCCTTGATAATTTTTATAGTTAATTTCACCGTCGGCATTGTCATAGGCACGTTCACTGATGTTGAGCTTGCTGACAAAACTGGCATCGGCCAGTCTAGAAGTATCCAGCTCGAGTCCTGAAATATAACAGGCAATTTTTGGCACAGTTGAAATCTTGTTTTCACTGTTGTCTTTGATTATACTGGCCACTTGCCTAGTAAGATCGCCATACATCACAGGCACATGGCGCAGAGTGTCGTCACCGGTCTTGTACTTGAATCCAATAAAGATTCGCATGAACTGTGTGACATATCGTCTTACCTGCGCATCGTAAAAATAATCCATTACTCGTCCGCCTTGGGTCTAAGAGCCTTGCTGAGGCTTTGTTTTTGTTTGATTGTTTTACCGTTCAATACTGACTCTGCATTGTTATTGATAAAACTGGTTTTGTGTGTGAGTCGAACATCCTTGTCAAGGAACACATCATTAGGAGATCCACCTGCTGTCACATCTTCGGCACCCATGTTGCTCATGGTCATTCTAGTGACATCTTCTACTTTTACCCAGCGTGTGCCATTGTATCGAAACAGACGTTTGGGTAAAAAATCATTGCGTAGACAAAATTGACCAATGCTCGGCTGCAGAGGAAAACTAATGCCAGCTGAAAATGGTGCACCGTTGGGAGGTATGCCATCTCCGTCTCCGGTCCCTGGGCCATCATATTCCGGACTTTGATATATGGTGCTGGCTGTGTTACCAACATATATTGGATTGTTGTTTTCATCAAACAATAGATTGCCTTCAACATCAGTAGCCTGCGTTTGGAAACTGGCCAATGACGTGGTCAAAGATGCATCAACTAATTCTATGTTGCCATTGGTATCTTTCTGAATCATGTAATGGCGAGTGGTATCGTAGCCACTCTTGGGCGCATCGGATTCTGCTTGATTCAACACTGCCTGGGTGATCTGCATTTCCTTCTCATAGGTGCTTATGATATCACGCAGTGATTGATCGCTGCCTTCTCCAGCGGCTCCATCTAGAATTTCTTTGAATTCTTGGCTGTCTACCAGCGGCTTGCACTTGGCTCTGTAAAGATGTGGATACCACGTTACTGAAAATCCCTCAGCAGCCCTGCTGACTTCTTCTACCACAAAGAAACGCTTCAGGGCAAATTGAAAATCATTGAGTGCATACTCGTCTTTGAGATGCGGAAGTTCTATAACATCGCCGGATATTATTTTTCTACCTAGTTTTTCCACTGTGTCATTGATATGAAATGTGATAAAAATTGTGTCATTTTGTAGGAATAACCCAAATTGACTGAGGTTGAAATCTATGTCCTGCAGACTATATACTCCTCGTAATTGGTAAATGTCAGTGTCGTATTTGCGATCTCTATTTTCTAAAAATAGTAGATCCTGTATGTTGCTAACACTGTTGCCCACATAATTAGGTGTCGTATCTGTGGCTTCTGTACTGCTTCCGGGACCAATGTACTTGTGAACCAACACGTCGGTGCCGCCCACTTGGAACATTTCCCAGGCAGTTTTATCTATAAATTTATAGTCGTTGCCTTTTTCGGGCCGATATAGTGAGAGTCTTGGCATAGTAATGTATTTACCGCATAAATACTAGCATGAGCCAAATTGATCAATCCAAACAGGGTGTTTTTGACTACTGCAGAACCATGCTGGGCGAAGGCATGATAGATGTAGAACTAGACCCCATACACTACGAAACTGCATTGACCCGCAGTCTAGGCGTTTTCCGCCAACGTTCAGACAATGCTGTGGAAGAAAGCTATATGTTTTTGACTCTTGAACAAGACACCAACGACTATATATTACCCAAAGAAGTGCAGCAGGTACGACAAATCTTCCGCCGAAGCATTGGATCACGAACTGGCAACGGGTCAGGCGGTACAGTATTTGAGCCATTCAACATGGCCTATACCAATACCTATCTTCTTAGTTCAACCAACATGGGTGGCTTACTAACCTATGAATTGTTCAGTCAATATCAAGAACTAGTAGGTAAGATGTTTGGATCATTTATTGGTTTTAATTGGCATCCACAGAGTCGAAAGCTGACCATACTACAACGTCCTCGTGGTTTTGAAGAAGTCATGATACAGGTATACAATACCAAACCTGATTTTGCCATAATCGAAGACACCTATTCAGGCCAATGGATCAAGGACTATACCTTGGCCAACTGCAAAATGATGCTGGGCCAGGCACGTGAAAAATTTGCGCAGATAGCAGGTCCAGGCGGCGGGTCCAGTCTCAATGGAGCTGCTATGAAATCAGAAGCTACTGCTGATCTAGAGCGACTAACTAAAGAATTAGAAATGTTGGTCTCTGGTGGTTCTGGTTATACATTCATAATTGGTTAAAAAAGTTTGACCTTACGGTAAATTTATAGTATAATGTTTCTAATAGGAGACATTTATGATTATAGGTATATGCGGATTTATCGGTTCAGGCAAAGACACAGTGGCTGACTATCTAGTCAACTTCCACGAATTTAGACGAGAGTCATTTGCCAGCACACTCAAAGATGCTGTTGCCGCAGTGTTCGGTTGGGATAGAACCATGCTGGAAGGTCGCACAAAACAAGCCCGTGAATGGCGGGAACAAGTGGATCCTTGGTGGGCTCAACGACTTGACATGCCCACATTGACTCCTAGATGGGTTCTACAATACTGGGGTACTGAAGTTTGCCGCAAAGCCTTCCATGACGATATCTGGATTGCGTCATTAGAAAATAAAATCCGCAATTCACGAGATCATGTAGTTATTTCAGATTGTCGTTTCCCCAACGAAATACAGGCCATAAAAAATGCAGGTGGCAAGATCTATTGGGTGCAACGTGGTGATCTACCAGAATGGTATGATGATGCAGTGTTAGCCAACAGTGGCAGCAATATGGGATTAAATGCCATGAAGATGAAAAAAATTCATGCCAGCGAATGGGCATGGATTGGTTGTGAATTTGACGCTGTTCTTGACAACAACGGATCTATCGACGAACTGTACAATAGATCAGAAGGCCTAGTAATCGGCGATAAGATCACCCTGCCGCCAGATAATGCCGTCTTTGCTTAGTATGCTTATACAATTGGCGCATACTGTTTTTAAATTGCTGTGACGGCAGTTGTCTAAATTGCCGTCTATATGAAACACTCTAAATACTTGACTGTGCGGTGATTTAAATCCGCACTTATCGCATTGATTTTTTATCCTATATCCTGCTCTAAACCAGCGGGGTATTCCATGATTAACTCCGTGTGTCATACAGATTTCGCACAATGATCTATAATAGATCTTGTCGTTCTTTTTATAGTTAACAGCACGGGGTCGTTGCCCGCACCTACAAAGGGGTCTCATAAAACTATTTACACCTTTTCTGTCCCTTTTTCATCTAGTATAACAGGCCAATTTTAGCGGATACCGCTAAATAATATGAGCAACTATTACCAGGAGAAAATGGGATGGCACTAATATCACCAGGCGTACAAGTTACGGTAATCGACGAGAGTTTTTATACACCAGCAGAACCTGGTACAACTCCTCTTAT